AAAAATTCTACAGATTATTACAATATCCAAATCAACACAGAAAAATTTGATATACCTGATAATTTTGGAATTATCTATTTTGATGAATTAGAAAAGATCCTAAATTTCAAAGAAGAATTAAAAGGTGTAAAAATTAACGATGAGGAAATTGACTTACTCAGAATGTCTTCAGCTTATATCCTACTACTCCTCTCTTATCTTCGTGTAAATATGAATCGCAATCCAGATAAACCCTTGTGTTGCTACCGGCTGTATCAAAAAATTACAGAGGATATTGGATTATCAGAACGTTACATATCAAGAATTGTAGTAATATTGGACGTACTAAACATTGTGAAACACAAAGAAGGAAAGCGGATCAGATATAAAAAAGAAAAAAATAAATATGGCTTTATCACTATGCCAAAAGTATTTGCCGATTACAGACATTTTGCAAAAGATAAAAACGGAAACCAAAAAATTGATTCTGATTATGATTATTCAAATGAAATATTCAAACAATTAGAAATTTTAGAAAACAGTAAAACAAAATGTAGAAATATAAGTTAAGTGACCACAAACAAAAAATTTATGCCAAACCCTAACGGCAATTACTGCTTAAAAATGGAGACACCATATGCGGCATCTCCAAAGTGTGTACACAGCATTACGCTAAATGCTTAAATTTTGCAGTGAGGCTTACAATTCACTGGTTGAAAATTAACAGTTACAACCAGATACCTTCTCATGAAGAAAAGACGTTCCATCATAAGAAGGCTATCTGTCAAAATAGATTTGGTCTTTCGTGACCATGGCGTGTTCTACACCAGCATCATTTAACTTATTAATAATAGTCAATTCTCTATACACTGAAATGCAATAGCGAATCAGTCTATATGAAGCCCAGATGACTGCCGGTGAGAGAACAATAATAAAATTACCATATGTTCTCCTTTCGTATGTAAGTTCTCATAGTACTTGGAGATATATGGCTTAGTATAAAAATACTAATAGTGCAACACTCCTTTACCGTACCTGACAGTTTGTCAGTTGAGTTTTATCATCAAGTTACATTGTGGTGCACCAAGAATATTATAACAGTAATTGCCTTGTTTGTTAATAAAAAGAATAGAGCTGTAAACAACAATCAATAAATTATAGAAAAGGAGAAGATTTTATTAAAGAATGACAATTAAAAACACAAGATATGATTATGAAAGCCCAAACTCTCATTTTGGAGGAATCATTTGTTTATCCGATTTTGATACAACACATCCTAGCAAGCGCAATATTGCAGGACGAATTGAATCTGATTTGAAATTTGATGAGCAATGCAGAAGAAATGAAGAGGCGCGAAATAAAAGAATGAAGGAGAAAAAATAAACATGAAAAGGTTGCATTACATAAAAACAAGTGATTTTACTTTAGACATTGATTTAGAAAACGGGTACTGGATCCGTACAGATGCATTATATAATTATGATTTAAAAAGATATACAATAACTTTCTACATAAAAGAGAACACTATTGATACATACCATGCAATTGAAACACTAAACAATGAAAAGATAAGTTTTGATGGGAACAGAAAAACTATTAAGGCAGATATCCTCCAATATGTTTCATGTTTATTGTCACAAAACTATTTTGATGATTGTATCAGGCACTGTGAATATGAAATCAAATGCTTTGATAAAGGGCATAATTTATTTGAAGATGAAAGAGCTAAACAGAACTAATGTTAACAAAGAATGATTATAAATATTTCAACAAAGCAAAACAAACTGCTGATATATCAGATTATACTAAAACACATGTAGGGTGTATTGCTGTATATCAGGGCAATATTATTGGAATCGGTTGTAACTGTAATAAAACCCATCCAATGCAAAAACAATACAACCAATATCGGGATATACATACTGTTGGTAAAACTGATGCATTGCCAAAACTACATGCTGAGATTAGCTGCTTAAATTCAATCAGGCAGATGCATGTTAATTTTACAAAAGTAAAGCTATATATCTACCGGATCCGTAAAGACCAGCCTTTTGGACTGGCCCGACCATGCCCATCCTGTATGGCTGCTATTAAGGATTTAAGAATCAGGGATATATATTATACAACAAATGACGGCTATGCTCATGAGAAAATAGAATATATCAGGGGAGGTGCTGCTTAATAGCCTGTGAGTATTGTAAAAGGACAGTAAAACATGATTTTAGATGCCCAAATTATATTCCACCTAAGGCAAATTATTATTGTTCATCCTGTGGCAACGGAATATACGAAGGGGAAGAATATATAGAAAATGACAATGGGGAATTTTGTCATTATGATTGTTTTTATAACATGAGAGATTTATTAGGATGGCTTGGATATGAAATTAAGACAATGGAGGGAAATTACTATGACTAAACCAAAGTGGATTATTCCAATAATACATAATCTTCCACAATGCATTTATATATGTTGGTGGAATAGTGAATGGTTCATTGATAAGAATAATTGGAATTGGTGGATTAAATAGAAATTTTATTTACAGCTTTGAAAATAACTTCAACATTCTAATAGTAATAAAAATTAAGAACCAATGAATATATTAACCAAAGAAAGGGTGTGTGTTTCATTAGTGAATTTGGTATTAAAATAAAAAATATTAGTGCCGGAATGCTATATGATGTAAATTTAGGAATTAGAGATTATTTTACATATACAGATGCTATGTTGAATAATAGTCTTTTTAGCTACTTTTTACAAAAAAATGGATTGAATGTTTACAGAGGTAAAAAAAATAAGGAAAATTCAAAAAAGGAAAGTACACGAGATATTATATGTCTTGATTTCGATTTCGGAAGTCGTTCATATGAAAATGAATTAAATCGCCTTGAAAAATTATTAAATGTTGATTTACCTGATAATTCTAAAGAAAGAATTAAAAATGCAATTAAAGAAGTACAATCAAAAAAAGATTTGTATTCTGAAAAAAAACGTGGAGAAATAAGAAAACTTTTTTATAATGATGGTGTTAATATTACATACAAAACCAAAAATAAAGATGGCTCAGTTAAAAATGAACACACAATTCATTATAAAATGCTATTTAGAACTAGTGCAAAAGCAAAGCTAGGACAAGTTATATTTATTAATGATAAGTTGTATGACTTGGCATATGATTGGCTTACTATTGGACTTGGGGAGAAAATGCTCCATGACAATGCAAAGATCGTTGAAATGTCTGCATATGCTCCACTTACTACAAGCACAATTATCGGAAGTTTACATATTCCAGTGGAAGATATATTGATTTTAAATGATCAAAATTCACATTTTAAAACTCTTGCTAATATCGTAAAAGCAGAAATATACAAAGATAGAAACGGAAATGAAAAGAAAAAGTGTATTGTAAACCAAGAAACAATAGAAGTTAAAAATACAATCTGGGATGGAATGGGAATTATTGAATCAGATATTCTTCCTGAATGGATAAACGGAATGGCTCTTATGCGAAATCATTTATTTAAAATGTGTGGGCTTAGAGGGCATATTCAAATGTTCTTTAAAGATTGGTGTAAAAAAAAGGGATACAATTACCAAACACACCAGATACAAGATATGTTTGGTAATTGGCACTATATAAAAGATATTAAAATGATTACCACCGATAATTCAATTAAATGGAAAAAATTTATAGAACTTATGGGGGGAACTTTAGAATCCGCTTATTCATATTGGTGTAATCGTATTCATGCAGATGGAGATATTTGGGGAATAGTAAAAACAGACCATCCAAGCAAATTGGGCAAATACCAGCAATTAAGCTATCAAATGATTAATACTCTTCCTTGTTCAAAAGCAGATGTTAAGAAAATCGCACAGACTAGTATCGACTTTGTTGAACTGTTAAAGAAAGACAATAATGAATTTGAAAAATTCTTACGAAAAAATGCAAATGAAATTAATCATTATGAAATGCTTGCAGATTTATATAATCAAAATCATGAATTCGGGAATTCCAAATGGTTTCGAGAAGAAAAGAAAAAAATTATATCAAGTTATGTATCCCGTTTAAGAAAAGGAAAAATACTTGTAAATGGTGACAACCTTACTGTATTCGGGAATCCATATGCGTTACTATTATACTCTGTTGGAGAAGACTGGACAAAAGATCCTACCCTCATTAAAGAAAATGATACTATCCAATGTTATACAAATAGATTTTCGGATGGTGAATATCTTGCTGCGTTCAGAAATCCTCATAACTCACCTAATAATATTTGCTATATGCATAATGTTTATAGTGATGAATTACAAAAATATTTTGAATTCAGCTCAAATATTGTAGCTATCAATTGCATTGAAACTGATATTCAAGATAGAGCAAATGGCATGGATGAAGATTCAGATTTTATGCTTTTTACTAATCATACAACCATCGTTGAGTGTGCAAAAAAATGTTATAAAAAATACCCTACTATTGTTAATGCATTAAAAGAAAGTGGAATTACTTATAACAATACTATGACTGATTATTCAAATATGGATAATAAATTTGCTGGCTCTAAAATGGGAATTGGATGGTCTAGTAATTTAGCACAATTGGCAATGACATATTATTGGACGGAAAAATCAAAAAATTACCCTAACGAAAAGAAATTAAAGGAATTATATGATAATTTCATTATTTTATCTGTATTAGCACAGGTTATTATTGATGGATGTAAACGTGAGTACGAAATTGCTGGGGAAGACGAAATAAAAAGAATTAGCAAACTGCCTTGCATGACATTGAAAAAAACTATTACGGATAATAATGGTAAAATTAGAGATATAAAATGTGATTTTCCTATATTTATGAAATATACTAAGGAAATAAAATATGCGAAAGATGGCAAGGAGTTACAATTTGAAGAAATTAGCGAAAAGAAAGCAAAATTAAAAAATAGGATCAATTATGATTTGCAGTGCCCTATGAATTGGTTGGAAGAGTGGTTAGATAAAATACAGGGTTCTTCTACTTCAGATACTATTCCAACTGAAAATTTTTTTGTTAAGATGAATGGTAAGCCTAATAACAGGCAAATGTCAAAAATCCGTTCATTAATAGAAAAATATGATTTATTTGTAAAATCTATTAATATATCTGAATCAGAGGAAGAAATACTTACAAATAAATTAATTGCAGAATCAGACTTATTGTTAGAAGAATTAAAAAAAATCAAGATAGGGAACATAATCACCATAAACCGTTTAATCGAAACATCTCTTGGATTAGAAACTGGTGTTGGTGTAAGCAAAAAACTTATAGGAATAAATACACGGTATACCAGAAAAATGTTAAATTACTTATACAAAATGAATCGTGACAAATTTCTGATTAATTTTAAATCTGTATAAATAGCAAAATTTTACCGAATTAATTTAATTAATAGGCACAAAAACCATTGTAAAATAAGGGTTTTTTACATGTACTTAACGTCCGTAATATGGAAGAAGAACAAAGAGAGTTCTTTAAGTAGTCTTCCACCGCCTTTGCCAATGCGGTATATAAATACGGATTCATGAATTAAAATATATAAATCCCACTCTGTATGGGTGGGTGGGATTCCCCACAAAAATAAAAAGAATATTTTATTGTAATTACAAAGAACTCAGTGAAGATTGGTTTAGTCACCATGCTGAGAATATGTGGATGCTGCCAAATTAAACCTTGGGATACTTAGGGCGGATTTGGACTGAAATACCGTGAGATATATTAGGATAAAGGCAAAGTCTTAAAAGCAAGCATATGTACTGAGAATAAACGTAGTAAAAGGCTGTGTCTGGTTGTCATCGTAATAGACGCTTTCTGTGAAAGAATAACCGTGATGCCTATAAACTGGTAATTTGTAGGATTAAGTAGCGGAATACCAAATAAGATGATTTGTCGTGAGTGCTGAGAAATTGGCACAATAAAACCAGTTCAACGATTGAGTAGGCCAAGACAATGAAACTGATTCTGAAATCACTCATACATATATTGTAGAAAAAACAAAATATTAATATGTATTTGATTATATTATCTGAATGATGGCTGAAAGTTGGGAGTAACCACCCTTCCCTGTACATAGATAGGTGCACCCTATTGGATGAAAAGTTTATGGCTGACGGGTTGTAGGCTCAGATTCATCTATACAGTGGCTGAATATTACTGCGTTTATGGAGGCAGCCCGAAGGGGCATTTGTAATTACAATAAAGTATTCATTCTCCATAGAATACTAATCTGTTATAATTCTAACACAGGTGGCAATGCTGCTATTCTTGCGGTTTGCCACTTGTTTTCTTTTGGGGATTAGCTCAGTTGGTAGAGCGGTGTTCTTATAAAGCATGTTTGCCCAGGGTTCGAGTCCCTGATCCCCAACTGCTGGCGAGTGAAACGGATTATCACGGATGGCTCATACCCATCAAATAGCAGGTTCGACTCCTGTGCTTCAGCAATTCTTTTGTCAGTTTTAGTAAAACAGACCTCCGTAGCAAGGCTCTCCGTCAACAGCCCAACAATAATGTTTATAATAATTTATCTGATAAAAAACTATAAAATAAATGTATCCAAGAAAGGAATTTTAAAAATGGCAAATCAATTAAAGAAAACCAGAACAATTACAGATAAAGTTTCAGTCAAAGGCGTTTTATCCGAAGATGGCGCTACTATTTCATATATGAATGATAAAGTTGAAGAAGAAATCACTATTGCTGAGTGTTTAAAAGCATTTTTAGGGAAACCTGTAGATTTTTCCATTTCTGTAAAATCAGAAGATGAACTTCCAGAGGAAGAATAGAAAGTTGGTGTACATTTGCAAAATTTTATAGAAGAGCTGGCAAAATATGGGTTAACTCAAGAAACATATGAAGCAGCATGTAATGATATTGATATGAAACAGGACGGTTCAGTTGATCTTGATTGGTCTGAAATAACTCAAAAGCATGGTATCAAACTGAATCCAGATAGTGTACGTAAGGCTAACGGCACTCCTTTTGGAGGAACATTTAGAACTGCATATTTCAAAAATAAATCCATATCATCTTCTATCACAGATACCGAAAAAGCAAAATCTGCTTATAAATCAGAACAATCCATTAATAAAGACGGAACATATACGAGCAATAAATTAATTTCCATAACACAGGATGAATTGAAAAATCCTGTCAGTTTATTAGAGGCACATGGATTTGATATAAAAGACTGGGAACTTGTTTCTGCAAGAAACAATATCTGGAATGTTTACAGCAAACAAGATGGTATTCAGGAATTATACTCCAGCAAGATTGTTGTAAAACCAAAAGAACAAACTATAGATTATGATAGGATTAATGAATGGTTTAATAAACTTGATAGAACGTATTCACTCCCAGCTTTAAAAACATCTGATGGGTATCTAAACGGAAATAAATGTTTGTTGATTGATATCGCAGATTTGCATTTAAATTTACAAGCAACTATGTTTTCTACAGGTAATGAATATAACTGTGAAATTGCAGAAAAATTATTCTTTTATGTTATAGAAGATATTCTTTCAAGAGTGGAAAAGTATAATTTTAACAAAATTATTTTCTGTATCGGAGGAGATATGTTAAATGGTGACAGCATTTCAGGTTCTACCACCAAAGGAACTCCCCAAGACAGTGATTTGTTATACTTTGACGCAACTGAAAAATTGTATGCAATGACTATTAAAGCTATTGATATTTTAAAACAAAAAGCACCAGTTGATGTTATATATATCAGTGGAAACCACGATCAATTATCAAGTTACAAGCTCGCTAAATTTATAGAAGCTTGGTACAGGAATGATAAAAATGTAATTGTAGATTACTCCCCTCTTCCAAGGAAATATATTAAATTTGGAAGAACATTATTTGCATTTGCCCATGATGGAAATATTAAAACGCTTCCAAGATTAATTGCGGATGAAGCAAGAGAATATTGGAGTGATATTGACACTACTGAAGTATTTTTACAGCATTTACATACAGAACAGGTGTTGACAGAAGAATACAATATGAGAATACAAAGATTACCTACTATTTCTGCAAAAAGCGATTGGACTGTAAATAAGGGATTTGGAAGTAAGAGACAGTGTAAAACTTTCATTTTTGATATTGAAGATGGACTGACTGATGTTTTGTATACACCTATTAAAAATATATAATTTGAAAAGAAAGGAATTTCGAAAAAATGAAGAAAATTGATATTGTAAATAAACTTATGGAATTACGTGACACCAATAAGAAAGATTGTACTGAAATTGTTGACCAGGTAATTGACATTATGAAAAATGGTGTTAAGGAAGATGGCGAGCTGGATATTTTCGGATTTTTAAAAATCACAAAAGCCCACAAAGATGCTGGCACGGCCAGGAACCCACGGACTGGGGAAACAGTTGATGTTCCAGAGAAGAATGTTCCAAAGGTAAAATTCTCAAAGACTTTTAAAGATTTTTTGAATGAGTAATTTTACAAACGGCTTACGTTCAAAAATTGAGCGTAAGTCTTTTTTGTTTGTAGAAATATAAATTAGAGATTTACAGTGAGTGAAAGTAACTGCCAATCAGTGAAGTGACTGATTACCTTTAGACGGATAAACCATTGGTGGTACGCATGTGTAGGGTATGCTCCTACCAAACCAACAATGGGGAGACTTGGAGGATAATTACCTCCCACTCTCCTTTTACTGAAAATATTATTTTTGAATAAAAGGAGAAAACAAATTATATGAACGAAATTTTGAATCAACACAAGAATACTATTACAACTCTTGAAATTGCTGAAATGATGGAAATATCACATAAGACAATTTTAAGAAAAATTGAAGGGTCAAAGGATCGCCGTGGTTACATACAAATTTTAACTGAGCACCAAATGGTGCCGAGTGATTATTTTATTGCTTCTATATATAAAGACTCATCTGGAAAAGAAAACAAATGCTATCTCGTTACAAAACTTGGATGTGATTTTCTCGCTAATAAGTTTACTGGAGAGAAGGGTGTTTTATTTACTGCAAAATATGTAAAACGATTTGATGAAATGGAACAGGAACTTAAAAATCCATATAAACTTCCCACTACATATAAAGAAGCATTGGTTCAATTACTCGAAAAAGTTGAAGAAAACGAAAAACTCATTGAAGAAAATAATCATAAACAGGAAGTTATAAATGGTTTTACAGATGATGTTGATATTTATAAAAAACGTGTAATTATAAATCGCATATGTAAACGAAGATCTGGAAATTACGCAAATAGATATAAGGAATTATACAAGTGTTTTAGAGAAACTTTTCACATTGATTTAGAGGCAAGATGTGAAGGATACAATTTAAAGCAAATTAAAAAGAAAGACCAGCTTACTACTATTGCTTATGCAGAAAAATTTGGACATATAGACGATTTATATTCTTGTTGTGTCAAATTATATGAAACAGAAGTTAATGAAATTATTGAAGAATTGAAAGCAATTCAAAATTGATAGATAAAGTATGTCACTTTTATCGGTGACGAGCCTTTTTAGAGATATGTAAGGAGTGAAATTACTTATCCATCAGTGAAGGGACTGGTTACTTATTGAACGGAAGGAAGTGATAAATGTGGACGGTAAAAATGCAAAACGCAGCGAAGATATAACGGATGAAATGTGGTCAGAAGTTTTGGAATTTAATAGAAATATGGTTCAAGAATATTTAGATAATCAGACTGAACTTGCTGCAAAATCAAAAATTGCTTACAAATCTGGATTACGAATATTTTTCTATTGGGTTAAACAAAATCTTAACAATAAAAGTTTTCTTGACATAAAAAAGAAAGAATATGTAAGATATCTGAATTGGATTACAAACAGAGGCTTATCTGATTCTGCTATCAAATTTAAAAAGTCAAGTGTTAGCTCATTTTGTAATTATGTAATGATGATGTATGAAGAGGAATATCCTACGTTCCGCAATTTCACAGTCGGATTAAAAGTAGTAAAAACGGGAAATGTATACCCAAAAGAACCGCTTACGCCAGATGAATATATTATGCTCTGTGAAGAATTAGAGAAACGTGAAGAATGGCAAAAATTAGCTTACTTGGTTTTTACATATTCAACTGGATGTAGACGTGCCGAATCAAGACAACTTTTAAAAGAAGTTATTGATTATCCAGCTAAAGAGAGAAAAATTAAAATTGTTGATGAAGATGGAAATGAAAAAGAGGCAATTTCAAAATCTTATCAAACTCATATAATTCGTTGCAAAGGTGCATCCGTTGTTGGTAAGCCAAGAAAACTGAAATTTGGCGAAGATGCTATGTCATGGATGAAAAAATGGTTAGAAGTTCGTGGTGAAGATGATTGTCCCTATATGTTTGTCGTAAAATATAAAAATGGTAAAACTAGACAAGTAGGTGAAGGTACTTTTAATGGTTGGTGTGAAAAATTATTTGCAAAAATCATTGGGAGACGCTGCCATCCACATCAGTTCCGAGAATCGCGCGCAACTAACTTAGTAGTTTACGAACATAAATCTGCTGAGGTTGCACAAAAATTGTTAGGTCATAATGATGTAAGTACCACCAAGAATCATTATATTATTCGCAATGATGAAATTGACGAATCTGATGAAGCATTTGTCTAATCAATAAATCTCCAATTTCATTGTAAATAAAAAGAGAGGGATCACACGGAATCCCTCTTTATAAATTTTGCTATACGTAAAATTTTATTTAATTTAGACTTTTTATTGGTTTTTACTCCTGATTTTTCTATATTGTTTTTATATTCTTTTAAGTTTTCATTATAAGTTTTAGCCTTGTCCAATGTCAATTCATTATACTTATCTATCGACTTGAATTTGCGTTTATCATGACACATGTACGCTATAAATATAAGCACAAATGCTGTCAGTACCACAAATGCTATTATAGCTATTGCAAGTAATGTATTTACATTAATATTTATTCCAAACATAAAAACACCTCACATTCAATTCTGTTAATTCATTTGAAAGTGAGGATTTTAAATGAGTACATTTTCACTAACAAAAGAATTAACAAAAACAATTATATAAGTCAAAAAACATCCTTAAAATTTGAAGTAAAAATAATAAGCTAAAATCAAATTAAAAAAATTGACAAATATAAGTTTTGAAAATTCTTGCTAGTGAAAATTCACCTCTTTAATTATAAAAGCAAGAAATAAATATTATTAAATATTATAACAAAACACTTATATGTATTAATTTTGAATTATTAAATATATCAATTGTATATTTAAAAACAAACATTATCTATATAAAACACATTATAAACAAATATTACCAGCTTGTCAATATTATATTATATATTTTATACAATTTATCGACAGGTAGTAAATAGTAATGACCGAAACTATAAGAGGTTGAGAAGTCCGTGTCCATCTGCGTTAATGATGATATCTAGTAGAGTTTTTACTATTCTATATTTTTTTTATAAAGCAATTAAGGTGGTGAATATTATGCAGCAGCTTAATTTAGATTATTTTCAGCTTCAGCTAGGAGAAGTACGTACCATATCTAAGGATTCTGGACAGACTGTTGAATCTGTAGAACTGCTTCTTGGTGATCAAACAAAAGCAGAAATGAGAATAAATGAAGATTCAAATATAATGAATTTAGTAGTTCGTGATACAGTATTATCAGATATTCCGCAATTACAATGTGCCGTAAATAAGGAAACTTTACGGGATTTTATTGTAGGACTCACAAATTTATATAATATGTTAAGTTAGGAGGAGAAGAATGCAGCTAACAACAGATATTGACATTGATGGTGGTGTTGTTATTGCAAGTGTAAAATGCACCGACATTAGTGATGAAACAAAAGAAGCACTACACGATTATACTAAGTTGCTAAGATATGGAGATATTGATTTCTGTGCAAAAATTAAAGTAACTAATAGTATGCCAGAGATTGTAGACGATGATGATCCGGATGGTGAAGAAGTCAGAATCGGACTTATTGACAAGTCTTTTGTCGTAGATGAAAATCTGAATCTTGAGTTGAAACTAGACAGCAATAAAATGTCTAGTAAGGAACTAACGTCTTCTATTGCTAATGTAGAAATTCTGAGCAAGGCAAAAGCTATTATTTGGATTGATAAAGTTAAGGGCGAAATCCAGAAACTTGTAGATGCAGCCAGAGAACAGAACGCAGCTAATATTGAAGGTACTGTTGAAGAAATTATTTGAGAAAGGAAATATCAGTGATGTTTAGAATCTTAATTCAAGACGAAAAAGACAAACAAAAGTGGAATTATTTAAAAATCAAGAAAGAAGACACAAAAACTGAAACAGAAGAAGTTGAAGATCCTGATACACATGAAATGAAAACCATAACAACAGAGGTTGGGCTTGGTACATATTCAAGTGTAATTTATGAAGAATCTGATCCTGTTGAATATGAAAAGAAATGTGTAGAACTTTTAAAGACATACAATCTTTCACAGTTAAATTTTGTTGATGTGAAAGAATACGGCGTTGATTTCTTATGGGATTTAGACAATGAATAATGCTAACTGGGAGAATAGTAACGTGCTACTCTCCCACTAATATCTTTGAAAAGTAAACCTACTCGGTATATGACTCCGCTATTAACGGATGTGTTCTGAAAGGAATGAAGTTCGATTGTTCTGCTTTGCATTTATGGAATGGACATAACAGAACGTATGCTGATGAAAAAGGGATGGTCAAATGTGTTTTGCAATATTTCTCATGGATATTAGTTGTTGTTAAAATATCAAAATAAAATATTGTATCATGATGTATGGTCTTAAACAGATTTATGTAGCATGATAAATTAAACATTTCATTGGGTTAAATGTTGGTTATTATATTGTCCTGAAATTTCAATTCACCTATTTCAATTTCTCCAATAAAGTTCTTTACAAAATTAGGTCTTATGACAAAGCATATTTCTGAGATATCCTTTAAATATTTCTGAGGCATACTATCATATGTTATTGGAATAACAATTTCTTCATAATCCTTACCTATAGTGAATGTTTGTTCGTAAAATTTAAACAAATTATCACCACACTTAAATTCAATTGTTATCTTTTGAATAGATTCGTTTTCACTTCTGCATTTGCAATAAAATATACTATTAGGGGTTATAGTACTCCAATCCTTATGTGGTACAAACTGATAAACACAACTAATAAAATTACTTGGAATAGGGTAAAAATCATTTGCTTTAAAATTACAATACATTTTATGAAAACTGTTATCTGATTCTAGTCTTACCGCATCTGGATCACCATTTTGCGCCACACAAATAATATTTGCATCTCTAAAATTAAATCCATAATTTTCACTTACATATATTTTAACATTTTCTGTAAACTGTTTTATTTTATCAAACAATTCATGCTCTTGCATAAAATTTAATCTTGGAATTATTTGCTTTTCTACTAACTTATATTCATAGAGTTTTTTGAATAAATCTTCTGCATCAATTAATATGATACTTTGTATTATCTTTAATGGAGTATCATTTAAAACGCCATAATCTAACGGTGGTACAATAATTGGGAAAATATTATCTTTAAATGCCCAGGCAGCACCCATTTCCATAATACAAAATTTACTGTTAATATAATTTTGTGTAATTAGAAAAATTACAATTTCTGAATCGTGAAGATTATCTTTGATACTCTTAATAAAATCCTCACCAACTCTTAACGCATTATCCATAGATGTACAAAATATCTCATCATAATCAATATGAAATCCTTGTGTAAGCAAATCAACAAACATCAGCACTAAATCTCTATCTTTTGAAGAATGACTTATAAAAATTTTCATCAGTTTATTCCTTTCATAATTAATATTTAAATTATAACACACAATGGATATATTTTCCATTACAAAGTCGTCATTTATGTCGACTCTTTTTGTATTTTCGCCATTTCATACAGGGTAATTACTACCCTCTCCTGCCTTGAATGAATTGTTTCATTGGCAAAATTATAAACTAACTATGTCCATCGGAATTACGTTTACCATGAAGAAAGACTAAATATAATATTGTCAATATAAAACATGAAATAAATAGAATCGAATTCAACAGTAAGAGGAAATTAAACTTTAATGTTATATACTCAATTACAATTTTGTAACATATAATCAAACAATAAATAATAGGAAATACCCATTTATATAATATATCGACAAAATCACTCATTTTAGGATAATTTGATAAATAATTTCCGCTTTCTCTATCAAATGTTATGTGTTCAATGTTTGATATATCTGATTCTATTGAATGAATGCAATTATATTGTTTTTCTATATGTATAGTTGCTTGATAATATCTCATTGTCAAATACAATAGTATTAGCCATAAGAAACTTTGTATTATAGACATTTGATTTGATATATCAATCTCATATTGTTTTTGAACAATACCTATAATTAAATATGAAATACTATCTGGTGATAATGCAAATAAAAATTGTAAAGTCATCACAAGAAAAACCATTACAAAGAAACGATTTCTTTGAATAATGGTTTCTTTTATTATAGAAAATGTCTCTTTGTAATGGTCATATAGCAACTCTGTTTTATCCATAATATTTATGCTTCATTCAATGCCTTAATAATTGCATCCTGCGTAAAACTCATTGCCCATTTAGCTCCTGCCCCCATTAACTCATCTGGAGACTCATATGACTTATCTATTTTTACAGCAACAAGTTTATTTTTGTGTTCTTTACTTTTTGCGATTTCAAAGTTAATCCAATTTTTATATCCTATAGCAACATGATCTTTGTGCTGTGTATTCGCTTCTTTCCCAACGATCACAAGCGTATATGTAGTAGTATTGATGCGTCTTGTTAAACCAGCTTTAATGGTTGGAATATTATTACTTTGAATTTCGTCCGAAGAACAATCATTAAAAACGAAATCCATATTCTTATTTGCGTCCCATGCATCTAAAAGAAATTTATAGTGCTTATCGTTAGTATAATCGAATGATACAAATACTTTTTTCTTAGCCATGTATATATAGCCCCTTTCTTTTCAAATTATATTTTTAATCTTACTACCATATTTAGTATAAGTCAATAATAATTTGGCATAATATGGTATATATTTGGAGGTATTGTTACATGAAATGTAAACACGAATGGGCTGAATTAAATCGTTATTATTATTTAGATTATAATGGTTATAGAGTTCTAAAAATAACATATCATTGCAAAAAATGTAACAAGAAAGAAATTAAAAAGTATTTTTAAAATATTTCACTGGATATAGGACAATTGGTAGTCTGCTGGTTTTGGGAACCAGAAGTTGTAGATTCGAGTCCTGCTATTCAGATTTCAGACAGTCATCACGGCTGTCTTTTTTAATTGAACAAATAATTTTGAAAATGAAAGGATGGTGCTTATGGCACAAGCAAAATCAAACAGGCGTGTGACTACTACTGCACCGTCTAAAAACACAGAGATTCAGAAAATAAAATATTCCAAAGAGGATGAACCAACTTTTTATAAGTGTCCTACTTGCGGAACACCATATAAAAAATTAGATGATAACTTTCCTGCATCTCAAAGCGAGATGTATGCTGGATGGGATTATCACCTTCCTATATGTAAACGCTGCTTAGATGCAATGTTCTCCCATTATACAGAAGTGTACGGAAATGATGAGGACGCTGCTATAAGAAGGATTTGCGAAAAGTTTGATATTTATTATAGTGTTAGTCTTTTGAACGCAAGTAGAAAGATTACAAAGAATCGCTCCAGAATACATACATATGTATCTCGTGCAAATTTGAGTCAATATAAAGGCAAAACCTTTGATACAACTCTTGATGAAGAACGCAAGGAAGGTGTTATAGAAACACTTGATGATGTAAAAGAATCTAAAAAAGCGAAATTAAAGACAGTTAAGTTTTTTGGCACGGGATTTGAAGATGACGATTATGTATTTCTTGAGGATGAGTATTTAGATTGGACAACTCGCCACGAATGTAATACAAAGGCACAAGAGGAAGTATTTAAGCAAATATGTTATGCCCAGTTAGATATTCTAAAGGCAAAACGTGCTAGACAGCCTACGAAAGACTTGACCAAAACATTACAAGATTTATTGGCAACAGCTAATCTTCAGCCAAAGCAGACTAAGGATAATACTTTAGCAGAACAAAATACGTTTGGGACTTTGATTAGAAAGTGGGAAAATGAGCGTCCTATCCCAGAACCAGATGAAGAATGGAAAGATGTAGATGGTATAGCAAAGTATATAACCATATACTTCTTAGGACATTTGTGTAAAATGATGGGAATCAAAAATTCATATTCTCGTATGTATGAAGCTGAAATGGCAAAATATAAAGTTGAAAAGCCAGAATATGAAGATGATGACGAGGCACTTTTTGATGCTGTGTTTGGTGGTGAATTAGATGAACCAGACCAGTAAAAAGACAGATAAAGAAGTTGCAAATGATAAGTCTGCTAAAATTATGAATGGTGTTGCTACATGGTGTAGCTTTTATAGAGCCAATCCACATAGATTTGCAAGAGATTATCTTGGGATTACATTAAAATTATTTCAAATAATTCTCTTATATATGATGAATGTCAGTAACTACTTCATGTATCTTGCCGCTCGTGGTCAAGGTAAAACGTGGTTGACCGCTCTATTCTGTACTATTCGTTGCATTTTATACCCTGGGACTAAAATATGTGTAGCATCAAAAAATAGAAATCAGGCAAACGAAGTCCTAGAGAAGATAACTACTGACTTTATGGATAAATCTGATAATTTGAAATTAGAAATTGAAGATTATTCTGTTGGTCAAAATAAAGCATATATACTTTTTAAGAATGGTTCTTGGATAAAAGTTGTAACTGCATCGGATTCAGGAAGATCGGCTCGTGCAAATATCTTGATTACTGATGAGTTTAGAATGGTAGACTTAAACGTAATCAATACTGTTCTTAGAAAATTCTTAACAGCTCCCAGAACTCCAAAATATTTAAGTAAAAAAGAGTATAAGCACTTAGTAGAAAGAAATAAAGAGATATATATGTCGAGTTGCTGGTTCAAGAGCCACTGGTCTTTTGAAAAGGCAAAAGCTTATTGTGCAAATCTTGTTAATGATACTAAGAAATATTTTATATGTGGACTCCCATATCAAATTTCAATCAAAGAAAGTTTGTTATCAAGAGAACAAGTTGAAGATGAAATGTCAGAAGCAGATTTTTCCGAAATGGCTTGGGATATGGAAATGGGCTGCCTCTGGTATGGTGATAAAGATGGAAGTTTGTTTTCATATGAAGACACTTCTAAAAATCGTGTTTTGAAGAAATGCGTATATCCTGAACATATATCAAGGTTAATTCCAGCAAAAGACATAAAAATACCAGAACTCAAATCAAATGAACAAAGAATCATATCTACGGACGTTGCCTTACTTGCTTCTAAAAAGCAAAATAACGATGCCGCTTCTATTTTTATCAATAGTGCAATTCCAACAAACAATCAAAAGTATATTGGGAATATGATTTATACAGAAAACCATGAAGGATTAAATACCGATGAATTGGCTCTAATTATTCGTAGATATTTTGATATGTATAAATGTACTTATATCGCTCTTGATGTTAAGGGTATTGGTCTTGGTGTTTATGATTGTTTAATCAAAGATATGTATGACCCGATTATGGGTAAAACATATGGGGCTTTAAGTTGCTGTAATGACAAAGTATATGCAGATAGATGTAAGGTTCAAAATGCTCCAAAAGTAATCTGGGCAATACAAGCTACTGCTCAATTTAACAATGATATGTATCTGAGTTTAAGAGAAGGTTTTCGCCAGCATAAAATTAATTTGCTCATAAATGAATTTGAAGCAGAGGAAATTTTAAAAGATACTCGTGGATATAATTCTTTACAAGCAAGTGATAAAACATTATTGCAGTTACCATATATTCACACTACCCTACTTATCAACGAATTAATCAATCTTGAATACGAGGCAAAGGGGGTAAATATTAAAGTCTATGAAAAATCTGGTATGAGAAAAGACCGTGTATCAAGTGTTGGTTACAATTATTGGGTTCAGTGTCAATTAGAAACACGTTTGAAAAAACCTAATAATACTCCAACCAATGTCTCATCTCTCACTGCTCTTGCACGAAAACCAAAATTATATTCTCATTAGAAAGGCGGTGGTGAACATCGAAGAAAATACAAATAAAAACGGAGCAAT